GAGTAGTGCGACTTTGAAGGATGTGCACATTGCTTGAGTAATTGCCATTTCTGTCTCCTTAACTTACTGGCACTCGGAACTGTCCCGAGCGGTATGCGTCTTCTCGTAATTTGCCGTCTCCAAGCCCCTTCAACAGCGTTACTGATTGCAAGTACAGTTTTTCGTACATCGCAACAATATCTGGTTCGCCCTTCATAAAGCGAATTGCTTCAATCAACGCACCATTGAGTAGAGCAGAATCAAACTCGTCCCCAAGCCATGTAGTGCCAGCAGTAACGATTGATTGAGGATAATATCCATAATGCAGCTCCGAACTGTATGAGGAATCTGGGGTGGGTCCAACGATAAACGTGTTGTCATCAAAGTACGCGTAGTGTTTCGGTAGCCCTGTAACCGTGGGGTTAGGGTAGGCTTCACGCATGAAATTAACGTCTTTGTTCAGTAGGAAGTGATAAACCCCGCTACCATCAATAACAGCCAACGAGTAAGACCACAGGAAGTCAGAAGGTGTAGACAGGTATTTGTTGGTGTTACTTAACGTACCCGTCACGTTCTTACGTAGCGCAGGTATCTGCACTGTGTTATATATTTTCTGTTCAGCCTGCTGTGTGAACATAGCGAGCTGCTCATCTGTGAATGTGTTCTCACAAATGTCTTCGATGTTTGTTTTCAGCTCGGTATAGTTCATAGCTTACCCCATAGGCCCACGGGCCATAAGACCCTTCGTAGCAGCGCCTGTACCACGAACTTTAATACCCGTAGTCTTTACACCCTTCATGCTAGGCTTCGGTGCGTGCCCGCATGGTTGAACACCTTTGGCCTTGATGACCTTGGGTTCTTTCATATCAAATACTTTCATCTCATCACTCCTATGATGTAGTTACTGTAACTTGGCCTATAACTCCAGTGCCAACTAGCACGTTAGGTGTAAGGCCAAAAGGATCATTACCACCACCGACTGGTGCCCAACCCCACTGAATGTTGCGGCTGCTGAAATCTCCTGAAGGCCCGAGGCTTTGGTCAGGTCGTGGATTACGGATAGCTTGCGGGTCGTTAACAGGAAACTCACCCAACCTAAGTTGTGGTTGGTCAGGATTCCAACATTCGCGGCAGGCTTTTACGTTTGTATCTCTACCCTTAACAATAAGGTTCTTTAGTTCCCGCAGCTTGTACTGGAACCCGCACACGTCGCAGAGTGCTATAACTCGTTGAGAAGATGCAAACGCGTTGCCCATTATCCGATCCTACTTATTCTAGGTACGAATCGCTCTGAGGTTTTTTCTCGATCTTCACCTGCGGCTAGGGTATATTGTTCGTCGTACACCGCTTTGAGCATGGGGATACGATCCACCAACTCTGGTACTTTCATGGCTATGTAGTACGCCAAACCTGCAACAAGGCAAGGGAAGAACCGGAAGTTCATATCCGCGGTCTGTGCACCTGCACCTGCGTCTTCGACACGACGCATACGCCAGTAATACAGTATATAATCGTTGTTATTCGGTACAGGCCACACGTTTACATGTGGTGCGTCCCTCAACCGCTCTACGTAAAGCTGTATCGGACGCCCTTCTGATAGTTTATTAGGTATAGTCGCGTACGTACTTACACTGATCCGGCTTATGGTAAGATCAGATTGTGACGCGGTGTTACCACTGTTAGTACGTATTTGGTGTTCCATCAAATCAATGGTGTCCGCTGGTAACGCGTATCGAGAAGTACCCTGTACTAGGTTTATCGTGCCGGAATCAATGGTCCACATGTTAATACCACGGTTCTGCCACTCGATTGTCATCAAGTTCATGGAGCGACGAGCGGTTCGTAGGTCATATCCAGATCGCATCTCGCGGCCCGCACGTTCCCATGCTTCCTCGGCAATCTCCGTGAAGTCCATATTAAACGCTGTGGTGCCTGATGTTGTCATGTTTTACGCCTTTTTACCGGAGATACACGCTTGGGCTTACCCGCTGGTTGCCCTAAACGCTTTTTCTGCGCTACACGTTTACTCTTTTCTGCCTTCGTCATTTCCCCGCTAGTCGTCGGAGTTTTACTAGAAACCTTCTTCGTGGGCCTGCAATATGGTGTCCCCCGCTTTTCGCCCTTAGAACGTCCACATGGTTTACCCGTGCTTACGTCCTTCCAGTCTTCTTTGAACCAACGCTTCAACGCGGCTCCTTTTGCGGTTTTGCGAACAGCCATTACGACTTACTACCCTTCTTTCTGCACTTGGCAATCGCGCCACTCGCGTACGCGCTAGGGAAAACCTTGTATTGAGCTTTCACCTTGCGGTAGCAAGAATCCTTGACCGTGCCACCCTTCTTGTAACCTTTGCTACAAGAGGAGCAGCCGCAACCTTCAGATTTGTAGTACCTACGCATCAGCGCATCTTACAGGCTTTGCCGCCACGGGCCATGCCGTAACCGCGTACTTTGCCACCACCTTTGTAGGCTTTAGCCATGCCGCCACCCATCATCTTTTTAACTTTGCCACCCTTATTCATTTTGGGCATCATCTCCCCACGCGCGGCTCTTTCGTTCATGTTGATATTGTCAGGGCTACGAGTGCTGCCTTCTTCTACCATAGGACGCATCTTTTTAGCGGGACGTGCTTTAGGGCGCATCTTCTTCATAGCGGCCATTTTTTCCATATCTTTTGGGCGCATCTTCGGGCGTGGAGAGGACATAACGTCCATTCCGGCTTGATATTTTTTCATCTTACGGTTTCCTTGTAATTGTGTTTCCATTTGTGTGCGCCCTATAGCCATCTAGCAGTTCCACTTCCGCAAGCTCTTATTGATTCGACTATCTGGGTCGTTAGCCGTCTTTGAGCTTGTGTTGCGCTTCTTCATACCTTGCATACGGGCGCAGAAAGACTTCCGCCGATTGGCGGCTTTAGAGCCTTTTTTCAATTCACTTGGTTTTTTGGTGACGGCAGTCTTTAACTTACTGCCGGGATTAGCTTTCCGATAGCTTGCAACACCTTTGGCGTTGAGGCCACCGGACTCACTTTTACCCTCTTTGCGTGTCCAAGCAGGAGACTTTTTAACAGAGCCGCCTGATTTGTAGTAACACCGCATACCGCACCTCTAGCTATAGAACACTGTCATGGCACTGATATTAGTCATCGCCGTGATAAGTACATCATCCTTACACCGAAGACCCCAATCTGGGATGTTGACGGAGTGAGAATCTGAAGCTAGGAAGTCAAGATCAAGCACAGTACGACCACCAGAACCATCTGTAATGGTAAGACGACCTGCGCCACCCGAAGTAGTAAGTACCTGAACTTGTCGAATACGAGCTGGACCTACACCCAAAGATGCTGCCGTTGTGACTCGTTTTGACTGTACGTCTGAATTTGACATCCGTTATCCCTTCTTCTTTGAAGGACGGCCACGCTTCTTTGCAACTGGGGCTTCTTCCCACGCCTCATTAACAGCGGGTGTAGAAGGATCGTCTGCTTTAAGTGTGCCGTTCTCATTACGAGCGCGTGTTTTCACGACACCGATTCCTCGGGCCGCTAGCTCTTCAGCGGAAGCTGGTTTGAATCTACTCATAACCTAGCTCCTTATGCTGCTGCGATTGTGGCACCTGTGTCAGAACGCTTCCAGTTTGTTCCGTCAGAGAAAGCCAAGATTGCAGCGCCTGCAGCGCCGTTTGAAACGTATACAACTGTACCTGCACCTGCAGCGGAAGCTGATGGAGCGTCTGCAACTGTGTATGTTGGAACAACGATGTCACCGATAAAACCGTTGGTAGAGGTCACTGGACCTGAAAATGTAGTATTCGCCATGAATATGTCCTCACATGCGAGTTAAGTGAATCTGTCTGCATGTCGTCAGTCGGGCCTGTCAGATTCACGGGGTAGTCCCGATACTTAACAATATACCATCTTATAACGTGATATGTCAACAATAAGAAAAGGGGCCACCGAAGCAGCCCCTCTCTTGTACTGTGTCTTCCAGCTTATGCGCCGGGAGAACCGTAGATACCCAGTGGGTCAGATACACCGAAGCTATAACGCTCACGGGCTTTGTAGCGGCTGTTGCCAGTATCAAAGTCAGCATCCATCGAAGTAGCCATTGGGCTACGTGTGAAGTGCTTCAGACCGTTTGGAACGTCAGTCATCAAGAACCATGCGTTGGTGTCTGTCAGGTAGTGGTTGACAGAGTAACCTTCAGGGATTGACCCGTTGTTACGCAGTGCGTTCAAGTCGTTGTCTGCTGTGCCTACACGACCCTCGGTATCCAACAAACGTGTAGCAACGAATTGCAACGCTGGTGGGATAATCAATTTGCGTGGTTTTGAAGCAATCAACAAGCTACGCTCGTCTGTCCAACCGGAAATCTGAATAACAGCCGCTTCAAGAGAAGTTTCGTTAAGATCAGCCGCAACTGTTGGACGGTTCGAGTTAGTGCCACCAGAAACAAGTGGGTGCGCTGTTGAACACAATGGAACGCCGTCACCGTATGTGGTGCCTGCAGCGAACGCGTTGTTCAAGATAGACGCAGCTTTAACTTGCTTGGTGTATGCCATCGCACGAGCGAGTGCTTTAGTATAACGAGATGACAAGGAGTCATACAGGTTATCCTCAATAGCTTCCTCAGTGATTGAGAAACCCATTGCCACTGTTTCGTGTGTATAGCGAGCGGACCATGCTTCTTGCGCATTGTCGTACTCGATTGCAGAGCCTTCGTCTTTGACTGGGGCTGCTGAGAAACCGGATAGTTTGGTTTCTTCCTCAAATGAACGGTCTGAGGACTCTGTTTCAAAAATTTCGGCGTGTTCTTCACCGTATTTTGCGTATTCCATTCCGAACAATGCGTTCAGGCCGGGGAGCAGCTCTTTAAGTAGCTGGGCGCGTGAAATAGCCATGTTTTATTCTCCTTATACGCCAGTAGCGTTTTGATACTGGTGCATACCAAAGTTGAACTTGACGATCAGCTCGACATAAGTGTCTGCGGCTGACGCTGTCTCTGTAACCACGTCGATGACGCGCATTGGCAGAGTGTTCGTGGTGGCTGCTGAAGTCGAAAGTACAGCGACCTTCGAGTTACCAGACTGGGTTGAACCTGCGTTCTGAACGAGTGACACGTTGTTACCTACAACAGTGCGACCTACGCCAGCAATTACAGTTGTACCAGATACAACGGCAACTTTATAAAGCTGGTCAGGGTCGTCTGCTACGTAAGCAACGATGTCGTCCGCTGCAGTGTTTGCAGGGAAGAATTGGCTGTACAACTCATAACCCAAGTTAGGGTCAGTATAACGACAACCAAGGAATACACCGACAGGTGTAGCGGTTGTAGTACCAGCATCTTTTTCGAGCGTGCCATCGTTGATTAGTTTCACAAGGTCTCCGTTAAGAAGGTTTGTGTCGTAACCGGAAGCGATAGGAATTTGCCGAGTTGCCCCTGCGAATGCCTGCCCGCCGATCAAATTGATCGGTTTCAGTCCATAGGGACCGGAAACAGTAGGATAAGCCATTTTAAGCTCCTAAAATTAAGTTCCTTTACCGAAAGTAACCTTCGTTTTCCGTTCATTAAACAGAGGCATACGAGGGTCATTTTCTCTCATAAGGTTGTTATCAACGGAGTGCATTTGAGACTGTGCTTGAGTCGAGTAATACTCGTTTCGCTCTTCAACTAACTCCTTTGGAGCCTTACACAACATCAAACCACCGATAACTACGTTGTCCTTAAAGCGTTCTTGCTCAATGGAAACCATAGTAATCTCTGGGTGATCCTCTGCCTTTACAGGCTCCCAACCTTCTCTCAGTTTTGAAGAAACATTGGTGGAATCTACCTGACCCTGCGTGCTAACGCGGACCCAGTGGAAGTCATACCCAGCCTCGGGGTTCGGAGAGGGAAGTACCTCTGGACGAGTCCAAGACTTTTTGCGAACAGTACGTTCGCGGGTTTCAAGTTCACGGTTTAAACGATTCTCAGCCATTATTGTTTCCTCATATCTATTGCAACCTGTTTGGCGTATTGTTCGGGTGTCAACCCTAACCGTTTAGCGAGCTGGACTTGCGTGCGTGTCAACGTCACTTTCTTGGGGGCCGTGCTCCGCGTTGCGGGGGCAACCACTTGGGTCTTTCGCTTCTTCGGTTCGGCATCCTCGAAGTTATCGGGGAAAACCTGACGCATACGAGAATCAATCGTCTCGTAGTATTCATCACTCTGCGGGCTTACGCCCTGTTTGACAAGTTTGTTATGCAGCCCTAGCGCCAAACTTGTCATCTCATCGTCGTTGCCAAACCATGAATTGGTCTTTTGCCAATCCGCGGCCCGATCATCGACTTGTACTGCCGGGGCGATCTGTTCTACCTGCCTTTGTACAGGTGTTTCTGTCTCCTGTAAAGCTGGTAGTTTGAAGTTTGCTAGTCTATCGGACTTTAACTTAGCATTTGTTAAACTTTCTTGTGCTGCGAGCACAGCGTCTGAGTCACCGGACTCATAGGCTTCCTTATATGCGCGTTTAGCACCTTCGGTCTCGTTAGCAGCATTCTTCTTTGCTTGTTCAAGAAGCGCCGTTTGGTTCTTGTTGACATTACCTTTTAACTTTTTATTCTCTTCCATAAGCGTTTGGGTAACGCGCTCAAGCTCCTGACTGGCGCGAAGAGCTTCTTCTTTAGCCCTACGCTCATCGTGGTAGCCCTTAGAGAAGTGTTGTATGCGTTTACGAACTTTGTCCGAATAGTCTTCCAACTCTTCGTCAGTAACGTCCGTAGGCGG